GCGCAGCGCTGGGGCAACATCGCGAGCGGCATCAAGGAGTTGTCGCGCTCGGGCGAATATTCGGAGTGCGTCGCTTACGCCTGGGATCTGGAGTCGGGCTATTACGACGAAAGGCAGTTTCAGATCAGACACTGGCGGGATACCAAAAAGGGCGGCTACCTGCTCACCGACGAGCGCGACATCTACGAGCTGATCGCGAACTTTGGGCAGCGGCGGAAGCGCGCGGTCCTGCTGACCGTCATCCCAGGCGATGTCACCGAAGCCGCGCTCGAACAGTGTGAGCGGACGATGCACGCCAGGGCAGACGTGACGCCCGAGGGCATCAAGAAGCTGATCGAGACCTTCGCCGAGCTCGGCATCACCCAGCCACAGATCGAGGCGCGCATCCAGCGCCGGCTCGACGCGATCCGGCCCGCCCAGGTCGTGATGCTGCGGAAGATCTACACCAGCCTGAAAGACGGCATGTCAGAACCCGCCGATTGGTTCGAGGCGGTCGCGTTGGCGCAGCCCGAGGCCGAGGCTCAGGCGCAGCCACAGCGCCGCCAGCGCCGCACCCGCGGCCTTGTCGACGAGGCAGCGCTTGACCGAGCGGCTCCCCTTGCCAGCGGGAACGAGCCCGAGCCGCCGCCGGAACAGCCGGCGCCGCCGCCGTCCGGTCGCCGGCAAGTCCAGTTCGAGGTGTGACGATGTCCGCCGAGTCGACACTTGCTCGTCGCCAGGAAAAGCTCGCGGAGTTCATCCTATTTGCCAGCGGTGCATTGTTGCTCAATACGACGCAAATGCTCACCGCAATGGCGCACGCCACGGCAGGCGTCATCGGCGAACTGGACGAGTCAAAACGCGACATTGCCGTTAATTCGTTCATCGAAATTTTGAAGCGTCCTTCCGGCTTTTTGGTGAGCGAGGAACAATGACCATCGACATTGCCGTTCGTAATTTTCGGGGGTGCGCCGACGCGCGGTTGACGTGCGCGCCTATTGCCCTGGTTGGAGGTTTGAACGCTGTCGGTAAGACCTCGATCGCCCAGGCTGTCGGCGCCGCGCTGAGCGGCAACGCGCTCCCCGTCGCCGGCCTGCGCGCCAACGCCGCCGGCGCGCTCGTCCGCGTCGGCGCCGTCACGGGCACCGTCGAGGTCGGCAACACCGAGGGAAGCTGCACGGTCGAATGGCCGGCGGCCCGCGCGACGACCCACGGGGCGCCGCCGGTGGCGAGCGCCTATGCCGTGGGGCTTGAGACGATCGCCCCTCCGATGGTGGCGAAGGACCGGCTCCGCGTCCTCGCCGAGTACCTACACGCCGACCCGACGCGCGAGGATCTGGCAGCAGCACTAGACGAGGCCGGTCTCGATCCCGAGCTGGTGCTCAGTCGGATCTGGCCGCTCATCGAGCAATCGGGTTGGGATGGCGCGGTCACCGCCCGGCGCGATCGGGGCGCCGAGCTCAAGGGACAATGGCGGCAATGTACCGGCGCCAATTACGGGAGCCGCGTCGCGGCGTCGTGGCGACCCGACCTCGGCGAGCTCGACGAATCGGAGCTGGTCACTTACCTCCACAACGCGCAGCGCGAACGCGATCGGGCGATGAGCGCGCAGGCGGTATCCGCCGACGAGCACCGCCGGGTCGAAGAGGAGGCCGATCTGGTTGACGCGCGTCAGGAAGTGCTCGTCCGCGTCACGGCCAGGGTCGACGAATACACCGCGGCCCACCGAACGGCGCAGGAGGCGCGGCAGGCGCTGCCGCCGACGGGCAAGCAGGATCTGGTGCCCTGTCCGCACTGCGGCGAGCAGATCCTCATCAACCGGGTTTCGCTGGTCGAGACGCGTTACGAAAAGCCGACCGGGCCGCTCGACGGTGCCGAGTTGAACAAACGTCGGATGGCGATCGCCGAAGCGGACGGCAAGGTGGCTCACGCCTATGACGATCTCAATGAAGCCCGCCAGCAAATGGCTTTGGCAGATCGCGCCGTCGTCGCTTCGGAGCACGCCCGAGAACGAATCGCTAACTGGCCGCGCGCCACCGAGGCCGGTACCGACATCGCGACCGCCGAGGCGCAGCTCCAGCGGGCCGAGAAGCGCCTCGCCGAGTATCGCAGCAAGGCCGAGGCCGACCGGCTGCATCGGCTGGTCGAGGGCAACGAGATCGTGATCTCCCTGCTCGCCGCCGATGGGCTGCGGGCGAAGAAACTCGCGCGGGTGATCGACGTTTTCAACGCCCAGCTCGGCAATCTCTGCCACGCGGCGAAATGGCAGGGCGTGCGGATCGATGACGCCGGCAACATCGGCTACGGGGATCGCCCCTACAACCTGCTCTCGACCTCCGAGCAATACCGCGTGCGCGCCGTGCTGGCGCTCGCGATGGCGCAGCTCGACGGCTCGAACCTCGTCGTGCTCGACGGCGCCGACATCCTCGACGCGCCGAGCCGTGGGCAGTTGTTCGCGCTGCTCGCCGAGGTCGAGATTCCCGCACTTGTGACGATGACCGTCGCGCGCCGCGAGCAGTTGCCAGACCTCGCCGCGGCCGAGCTCGGGGCGTCATTCTGGCTGGCCGGCGGCGTGCTCGAACCGCTCGGCGAAAGGGTCGCGGCATAACCGCTGGGTGATCGCGTTGACTTAGGTTTAATTTTATGGAACGTCAAATGGCACACATTACCGTCCCGGAAATCGCGGCCCGCATGGGCGTCTCTGCCGCCACCGCAAAGCGACGCATTGCTGAATGGATGCTCGGCACCGGCTCCGCGCCGATGCGACCGGGCCGCGCCTATGTGCTGACCGAACAAGAATTTTCGCAAGTTATGGAGTACACCCGATGTCGCTCAACCTCGTTGCTCCAGGCAAACGCAAGGGAAATCGCACCTGGATATTCCGAGGGCGAGTCGCCGGAAAGCTCCGAGAGATCACGACCGAGTTCGGGTCCGGTACGCCGACGCGGCTCCTACGCCAAGCTGCGGAGCAAGCTGAACGAGAGCTTTGGGCCGAGCACGAGGCCAGTCGTATCCCTCGATCTGGAGAAAACACGACGTTCCGCCAAGCGGCTGTGCAATACCTGAACCTGAAAGACCCGCAGGCGCAGAACCTGCCGCTTCAGCGCAAGATCGAGAAGCTGGTGGCGCAGCTCGGCGACAGGACGCTCGCCAGCATCAGCGCGCAGGACGTGATCAACCTCGCGAACGAGCTGTATTCGCACACGACGCTGAGCAGCCGCAACGACGCGGTGATCATCCCGGCGGCGGCGGTCCTCCACTACGCCGCTCGCAACGGCTGGTGTCAGTGGCTGAAGATTTCGCAATTCGCCAGGAAGAAGCCCGAGACGCGATCGGTGTCGGATGCGGTCGCGGAAACCCTGATCAACTCGCAGCCGATGGGCAGCTACGAGCGGCTGTTCCTCTTGTGGATCTTCCGCCAGGGGAACCGCGTCACCGAGGCGCTCGGTGTCCGCTGGGAGAAGATCGACCTACCGCGGAGAACCGTCGAGCTGTGGGTGCAAAAGCGGCAGGAATGGCGCAACAAGCCCCTGCACGACGAGGTGTTCGAGGCGCTGGCCGCGATACCGCTGGCCGAGCGCGGCGAGTACGTCTTCCCGTGGCGCAAGCGCAACCACGTCTATGCGTGGCTGATGCCCTACGCGAAGCGGCTGGGTGTCCGGTTCACGCCGCACATGGCGCGGCACACGGTCGGGCGCTGGCTCAACGCCGAGGGCAACGGGCTGCGGACTATCATGGAGGTGATGGATCACCTCGATCCCCGGTCGAGCGTTCGCTACCAGAGCGTGGACGAGGCCACCGTGCGCCACGCACTCGCAGGGCTGGGGAGGAAACGATGAAAATAGGGACTGAGGTACAGGAGCTGATAGAGGCGTTCGATGCGCCGCCACAATTCCTGCCGAGATGGCCGAAGGGGAAGCCGCGCGGTCCGAGCCCCTTACGCAAGGATATTGCCGGGCAGCGGTTCGGGCGTTTGGTGGCGGTACGGTATGCCAGCCCAGGCTCCTGGGAGTTCCTGTGCGATTGCGGAAAGCTGCATAAAGCTAAGCTAAATCACGTCAGATACGGCAAGACCAGATCCTGCGGCTGTCTGCTCGCCGAAAGCAGGCTCCGGCGCCGCCCGTCGACTTCGTGGTGGCAGGCGAAGTTTGCGCGCCTGATGAAACAAGCCACGCCGGAAGAGCGAGCGTGGGCGTTGGAACAGCTTAAACTGTGGGGAATCTGTGGGGAGACTTCGGCGAAAGCTGGGTAAATCAAATGCTTAACCGGCACCAGAACTTATTTGTTGAAATTGTCGATACCCGCGCAGGACACTGACGGCAACCCCCGGAAACGGTAGAAACTATTAGAATGATCAATCACTTAATGCCACCCGGCGCATCGCGCAGAACACAACGGATCGGCACCGAAAACCGCGAACGCGCGCGGAACATTCCCCACAGTTGTGGGGAGGCCGTGGGGAAGCGTTCCGCAATGGTTCGCTCGCCATGACGGCCGCCCGACAACCCCCCGGCGCCGCTTGCCACGTCGTGCCGCCCGAGAAGGTGGCGCGGATCCGGTCGGAGAACCCGGATCATCTGCCGAGGATGCGGCCATGACCAGCACGGTTGTTCATGCGAACGATTTGGATCGGGCACGCGCCTTGCTCGCCAACGACCCTGATGAAATGGATGAGGAGTGGCTCGCGGAGATTATCGCTGCCGTCCGAGCCGAGGCAGTCGCGGCTGAGCGCGAGCGCATCGCCCGCCGGGTCAGTGAGCAGCAGATACTTCGTTTCCAGGTTGGACGCGATCCGCTGGTTGAGGTGAACGAGTTCATCCAAGACCTCGCGTACGAGATCGCCACTGATTGGGAAGATTACGAATGACCGCGCCGACATCGTGGCTACTAGCCCGGCGCGCTAACTATCAAGTTTTTGGCCGGGTCTATCAAGCGGGCGGCGGCGCCAGCCGCCAAGTATCGGGAGCGCGGCTAGGGTAGCTCCCGAACCCCCGGTCTCCTTGCACGGGCTGCCGCGCGCTTCCCCGCAAGGCGTTTGTGCAAGGGAATTTCGACGTGAAGAGAACATTGATTGCGGCGATGGCGATCTGCGCCGTGCCCGGACTCGCTCACGCTGACGAGTCAGGCAAAACGCGGTGCTATTGGGATCGCGGAGTGTATGCGTGCAGCTCGACATATGAGACGCCCTACTCGACAACCAAACAGATTTGCGCGTCGGGCGGAATCGATGCCGCGTGCAGCACGCAGACGACCGAGAAGGAACAGCCGAAGCCGGAACCGGACCCGGTGTCTCGCGAGCCAACGTTTTACCCATTCGATGCGGCCGCTTGGGAGCGGGCGAGAGCCAGAACGGCACAGAAAACAGGATGGCCGCCTGGTGCGTTCGAGGTCTGCGGGCCGGATCATTGGCAAAAGAATCACTGGGAGCCGTCGTGCTCGCTCGTCCGGTGATTATCAACGCCTGACCAGGGTCGCCGCGATCTCGCGCGCCGCGCCGACCGCGACCTCCTCGGCGCTCCGATCGGGCGGCTTCAGCCATGCGACATAGATCACGCCGACGAAGGCGGCAGGGTTCGGCGGTATGGGGATCGCGCAGCCGCGCTGCATTCCCCTCTCGGCGAGGCGATGAACCACGGGCGAGGGCGCGGCGAGGGTCAGGTCCGCGCACGCTGGGTGCCCGTTGATCACGTCGACCAGCACTTGCAGATCGGTCGCCCGCACGATCAGCGGCAGGCGGCGGGGCTCGGGGATCACCGGGCGCTCGCCGTCTTTCCGCCGGGCGGCGATGAAGCGCTGAGAGTTCACCGAGAGGTCGACGCTCCAAATCTGGACGAGGTCGGCGTCCGAGTCCTCGACCAGCTTTTCGAGCGCCGCCGGGACTGCCGCCGTGTTGAGCGCTACCGCCGAGGGCGTGAGCCACGCCTCGAACAGCTCGTCGCGCTGCTCGTACACGATCCATCCCGCGCCGCCGACCAGGAAGAGCACAACGATGGCGACGACGCGCCAGGGGCGGTCGACATAAGCGAGAACCTGGGCGAGAAGACCGGACGGCCGGTCGTCAGGCATCCGCCGTCAGCGCGCCTTGCTCGGAGCGCTCAGCGCATCAACCTTGGCGTTCAACTCCTTCACCGCGGCCCATAACACCGCGACCATACTGCCAAGATCGACGCCATCCTCGGCCTTTCCGCCAAGAACCTTGGCAACGTCCTGCGCGAGAAACCCTCGATTGAGACGCTCGGCGAACCCTGGCGGCATGCTTCCCGCGCCGGGGATGTCGCCATCTGGTTCCGGCAGCGGCTTCCAGCGAAAAGACTTCGGCTCAATCTCAGCGATCAAAGGCAGGCAGGACGGCAGCGGCGCGATGTCGGTCTTCAGATCGGCATCGCTGGTCAGCAGCACGCCCGCCGCGTAAACCTGCGTCGCATTGATGGTGCCAGTGCCCTTGCTACCTCCGGCCGGGCTACCGATGAGGACGCCGCCGCCTTGCCGGTTGAGGTATAGCGTGTTGACGGCAACGCTGTTCTGCGCCGTCTGGATTTCGCCGTATAGGCCCGCCTGATTGACCCCAATAGTTAACACTTCTGGATTGACCACGCCTGACCGCTGCACCACCAGGCCCGCATAGGTGTCCGCCGGAATACTGACGATCCCGGTCGCCGCCAGCGTCTCGGCGCCGCCGCTTGTCGCCGTAGCGCCAACATGCAGCGGGGCGCCCGGCGTCGTCGTGCCGATGCCGACATTGCCGGCCACGGTCAACCCGCCGCTAATCGCGTCGCCCGCCTTGAGCACCCGAAGATTGTCGGCGGCTGTCATCGAAACAGCGGTGGCGTACCCCTGAGCTTGAACATATGCCGTGGTGGCGATTGAGGTGTCGCTATCGGCAGTCGCCGGCGTCGGTGCCTTTGGGTCGCCGGTAAAGGTCGGGCTGGCGAGCGGCGCGAGGCTCGTCGCGGCAGCTTGCAGCGCCGTAATTTCCGACGCCGCGGTCGCGAAATTATCACGGACGGATTGCGTCGTCGGACTGCCGGCAACCGGCTTCGTGGCGTCGATCGCGGATGCCATCGCGTCGCTCCCTCTATGTGATGATCGAAATCTCGGTCTGCTTCGAGCGCGTGCCGGGCGCCGTGACGACCGCGGCCGCCCTGCCGCTGCTCGTCCCGCGGATTGCGCCCTGCATCACCGGACGGGTGGATGCCGTCACAAGCTGCGCCTTCGCCTGTGCGGTGATCCGCCCGGCCAGCGATATCGTGCTCGGCAGCCGCGCCGACGCCCTGGAGGTGGCCCCGATCTGCCCGGCGAGCGTGATGTGCAGGCCGGGCAGCGCTGCCCTTGCGTGGCTTGTCGCGGTGAGCGTGGCGCCGAGGGTTACTTGCGGAACCCCCGGAAGCGCCCGCCCGACGATACCGATCCCAGGAACGTGATAGGCGATCCCCGCGGCTCGGTCCCACGGACTTGAGCCCCCGTCCCAGATGCTCGCGCCGGCATCCCATAGCGACCCGACCCGCGGAGGCGTCGCAACCGTCGAGCCAGCGCCTGGCCTCGATGTGCTTACGACGTAGGCCAACGCCAACGGTGGCGGGAGTGTAACGGTAAGGGCGGCGGCAGCTTGCGACGAAGCGCGGAGCGAAGCGCTGAGACTGATATGCACAACCGGCGTCTGGACCGTGCCGACGCCGGCGATCTGGAATGTGCCGCTGCCTACGGTGGTCGATACCGCAGAGCCGGCGCCCGCCCTGGAACCGGAGAGGACGCCGGTCGCCATATCAGGCGATCGTGATTAGCGGATTTAGATAGACCGTGGTGCTGGCCCGCCCCAACCGCACCTGGCCGCGCACCCGGCCGGCGACCTGCGGCGTGAAGGTGACGACGAGCTTCTGCTTCTGCGGCGTCGCCGGCGAGCTGTTCCACGTCGCGGTCGAGGTCGTCACGGCGGCGTTAGCGGTCAGCACGTTGGCGGGCAAGGTGTTCGCAAAGCTGGCGACGCTCGATCCCGTCGTGCCCTGATATTCGAGCAGCAGCGAGACATCGTCGTTATTGAGCGTCAAGCTGCTGATGATCTCGACGGTCGCCGTCTTGCTCGATCCGACCGCGGTGTTCTCCAGGTCCATCCAGAAGCCGGTAAGCGGCTGGACGTATTTGTCGATGTTCGTGTTGCTGACCAGCTTGTGGCTGAAGACGCCGACGTCGTCGGTGGCTCCGCCGCTCAAGGTAATCGTGCGCTCGGTGACCACCGACCCCGCCGGCTGGTAGCTCTCGTTGATGATGTTCGTGCCATCGTAGCAATTGATGAGTTCTATCAGATCGTTACTGATGGTGACGCTGCCCGGAGTATAGCGGGCAACCGCGCTGGCAATACGGCAACTGTCCATTAGAATTTTGAAGGGCGCCTTGGCGCCGCCATTTACTGCGAGAGGCCCCGCCGTCACGGCACTGAGATCGACACCGCGCAACGTCATAAGCAACACGTAATTATTTGATCCCGTGCTGAACAAATTGGTGGGAGCCGTGCCAATGATCGCGCCAGGCGTGTTGAGCCAGATCACTTCCATCGGCCCGACATTGCTAGAACTAAATCCATGATTCACATGGGAAAGTCGCAATGTGGTGTTGTTAAGTAAGATAGCGCAAGCCGCGCCGGTGTTGAGCCTCTGGTTGGAATTCGCACCGCTCAGATAGAACTGGCAGGCGTCGAAATACATCGGCTTGGACGCCGCATTGCTAAAGAATATTCCAAAGGTGTTCGCCGCGACATATGTGATGCCGTAATGATAAACTGGAAACACCGCCTCGAAAGTCAGGTTCACCCCGCTGGCCGTGCAGGTGGCGCCCGCCAACAGATCAGCGGCGACTGGTGGCACGCTACCCGCTCGGTTGACACTCAAAATCTGGCCGGAAGCGTAAGTTTGGGACGGACCTGTACTACTGCCATAAGTCACCGCGGTTGTCTGCGTCTCGCTGTGATCGCTAGAAACAAACAGACGGTCGCCGCTCGTAAAACGGAACGTGCCAACCGCGCCTAGCAGCGTCGGGAGATCGCCCGCCGCCGCGCCCCAGCCGTAGGTGCTCTGCCCGGTGACGTTGGTAAAGGTCGCGCCGCCTGTCGTGATCGTCGCGTTGTTCGCGGTCGGCCATGTCGGCTCGGTGCTGCTGGTGCCCGCTGTTGTAACCCTAAATACCCACTTGGCTTTGAGCGCGGGCGCGGTCGGCACGACGATGTCGCCGATGCTGTAGGCGTGGCTCGCCACGAACGCCGTGAGCCCGGCGTAGGCCGCGCTACTCACAAACCAGTCTGCCATTGCGGCGCCCCTTTACGACGAGCGGATGATCAGCGACCCCGCCGGGAACGCCGCTGACGACCCGTTGGTGATGGACTGCGGCAGGATCTTGCGCACCATGCCGTTGCCGGTGGCGCTGGTATTGACCGCAACGGTCGCGTTGGTGACGGTGAAGGTGTCGGTGCTTGCCGTCGCGACCGCCAGGACGCCGGTGAAACTGCTCGCAGAGAATGTCGGATTGACGCCGCCGTATTCGATCGACCATTCCACCAGATCGGCGACCACGAAGCCGTGAGCGTGTGACGTGATGACCGCGGGCGAGGCGGCGTTGACTGTGGCCGGGAGCCAGTTGTAAGCGCCGAAGAAATCCCAGCAGAGCAGGTTGCCCGTGGAAGCGGCGTCGTAGAGGCCGAAACCGATGATGCTGCCCCAGTCGGCGGTCGCAGTCGGGAACGTCAGGGTGTTGGCGTTGCTGATCTGCGATGGGGCCGAGCCCGAGGGCGCCGCCCAGTCCGCCGCCGCCGTGGCGACCCGCGCATAGGCACCGACAGTCGGCTCGGTGAAGCCCGTTCCTGTGTCGGTGCCGACAGCGGTGAACAGGCCGACATAGGCCGTCGGTAGCGTGTAGAGCGCCGTCTTGCCGACGATGTGAGCCAAGATGCCCTGCGAGGTGCGGTCGGTAAATCCTGTCATGGCTTAGCTCTCATACCCCACGAGGGTTAGGTGAAGATCGGCGAAGGTCGAGTCGGGCGATCCTGGCCCGCGTATCCGCAGGATGTCGCCCTGCGCGAAGCCGATGGCCGCCTGGATGGACATGGAGCCGGTCACCGAGCCCGCGCCGAAGGTGATTGTCGCCACATTGGCGAAGGTTGTCGGTGCACCGGCGGCTGCCTGTGCAAGCGTGATGACCGTGGATGCCGTGGCTGCGACCGCCGCGCCCGCCTCGCTCGTATGCCCGAGCCAGGCGCCAAGGTTCGCCGGCAAGGTGACGGCATTCGAGAACTTGTGAAACAGCAGGTTTTGCGAGGCGGTCATGGTGCCCGGAACATAGGCGCCGATGACGTATTTCGGCCGGTGGTTCTCGAACTTGCCCGAGCTGCTGCTGTAGCTGAGCGTGTCGAACGGCTGCGGCGACGTGATCGCGATAAGGTCGATGCCGCCGAGCGAGATGTTTTCCCACGCATTGTCCGCTGCGACCCATTGCAGGAAGTCCCGGTCCTGCAAGTCGGTCAGATGGACATCCAGAAGCGCCGAGAGGCTCGCATCGACCGAGCCGAATAATTGCAGCCAGGCTGCCGCTCCATCGATCAGCAGATTGCCGTCGAACGTCGCGCCGCTGGTGTGGCTGACCTGGCACATAAAGATGCCGAGATTGGTAACCTTGACCACGTCGAGCGCGGCATAAATCGTCCCCGGCAGCCACTCGTCGCGCCAACGGAAGGTCAGCACGGGCAGCGTATAGGGTCCGAGAACCTGACCATCCATCAGCGTGATGGTCATTTGAGTGCCGGACACGGTGATCGCGGCGATGCCGTTCGGCACCGCAGGGTCGTTTTGTAGATCGAAGATCGCCTGCGCCAGCGCCCAGAAATTGCTGTCGACTTCGCCGGGCGCAAGGTTGGCGCCCTTGCCCGCTCCCCACGGCCCTAGCGTGCGAAAGACGATGGGGTCCATTGCTGGCCTTATCTCAGTGAGGTGGCGGCGGTGGTGCGGGCACCTGCGCGCCGTGCAGGCTCGGGTCGGGCGAATAGGAGACGATCGATCCGGTCGGGACTAATTGTTCGGCGGGCACGGCGGTCGGTTTGCCGATGTCGTTTAGCTTGATCACCTTGCCGGTGTTCTTTCCGTTGATCCAATTGCCGCTGCCGTGCAGCAAAAGGTCCGCCTCTTTCCCGAGCAACTCCTGTGGTCCCTTGATTGGCGGCGGGCCCGGCGGCGGCGGAGTTGGGTTCGGTTTCTTCAGGGGATCGGCGGGCGTGCCGGCCGCCGTGATGAAGGCGCGTCGGTTTGCAACGATACTGGTATCAAGCGTTACGCCGGTGAAGACTTGCAGCTCCGCCATCTCGACCGGGTATATGCGATCGACATAGGACGGGGATGCCGGGATGCCGAGTTCGGCACCGTGCGCCGGGATCACCGAAGGCGGCACGGCGCAAGTCGCCGGCGCGACGCCGCAATTGTAGGGATAACTGGTAACCGAGTCGGCCACGGCGTAGCTGCTTTGGGTGAGGATTGCATTCGGATCGCCGCTATGAGTGACGAAGAACGGACCCATGTCATTGGTGACGCCATCGTAGTTGACATCGTCGATAGCATACCAAAACCGGCAGTAGCTATTGGTGCCGTCAGCCGTCGTCGCGTCCAATACGCCAAAGGCCGGCCCGTGCGTTTCACACGGGTTGTCGAGATCGAATGACAGCAGTACGTGGTGCCAGTGGTTCGCGGTGATGCGGATAGTTGACTGCACGAGGAAAAACTCGGGCTGCGCGGCCAGCGCGTAGGAGGTGTCGACTATCTGGGTATAGGCCGCTCCACCGCCCTGGAAGCCAGGCATCCAGCTTGTGCCGGGTGTCATTATGAGCGTCGGAACATCGCCGACGAGAGCGGTCGTATCGTAAAGATCCACATGAGTTTGGTTGAAGTTTCTTCCCGCGGCATTGGCAAACCCTGCGGTTTGCAACTTGAAACTGAGGCTGACTGCGTTTTCGTCACCATCGGTGTAGATGTCGAGCCCAATGTAAGAGGGGTCAACCGGATCATGGCCGACAACCCCAAAGGAGGGACTGTCCAAAATGCCGAATGGCGGCACGCTGGTATCGGCGGGATTGCCGAAACTGTCAACCGGCACATAGTGGTAAGTGGACACCAGCACGCCCGCGCCTTGGTAGATAGCTTTGGTCTGCGGCACCCCGAAGGTCATCAGCGGAATCGTCGAACCCAGGACGGCCGGGTAAGGCGGCGGTAGATCTTCTCCCGCCTTCGCGTCGATCGACGATTGCGGCACGCGAAACCATAGAGAGATCACGGCCTTCGAGAAATCGGTTATGCCGTTCTCCAGTTGCAGGTAGCTCATAGCGTTCGGGTTGTTCCCGGCGCTGGTGGTGGTGGCTTCGGCTTTGGCGGCCCGTCCTTGGCGCCGAAGTGCACCGCCAGGCCGCCCCAGTGGATATTCACGATCTGCTCGACCGGGGACTCGATGTAATCCGGCGGGTCGCCGCGAAATGACGCCGGCTTGAGACCGGGCGTCCAGGTTATTGTCACGGCGTCGGCGCCCCATGCGTGAACGTCCACGATGCCTTGCAGTGCTGGTCGGTCGAATCGAAGGGCGCAAACAGCGCGTCCATTTCGGCGTCAAACGCGGTCAATGACGCGGCGACAATCGAGATCTGGTCGAAATCGTCGGGCAGGCATTGCGTGGTGTCTTTTTTCTGTAGCGTCATCTGGTGCGGCCGCGCGAGATCGACGTAAGCCGCGCTATTCGGATCGCCGTCCTGATACACCCGGATCGGTTGGCTAACGCGTGCCTGTTCCTTCAGCGCCTCGGTACAGCAGGCAACGCTGACATTAGCGATTTCAGGTAACGGCATCTGTGCCGTCGAACCCCAGGTCAGGGTTGCCCGCTGCGCGCTGATGGCCGGCGTCGATGGGATGATCGTTGTGCCGTTCGCGTTCGGCGACTGATAGGGGCGGACGATGTATTCAAAACCGTCAGGCATGGGTCAGTTCTCCCGGCGTAGATGCGGACAGATCGATCGTCTTTGGCAACACCAGCGGCGTCACCGCCGGAAAGAAGGCCGTTGAAAATTCAGAACCCTGGACCGGCTTTAGGTCGAGCGTGACGGTGGTCTTCATGGTCTCCATAAGTTTGAGCGGATTGCCGTTCGTCGGTGTCGTCGTTTGGCTGTAGGCAAGCAGCGCCGGCAATTGCTCGGTAAAAAGGTTGGTGACGACGCACTCGTTCACCGCCTGCGCTCCGACCAGGCGCGTGAGATCCAGGCCGTCATCAATGACGGCGAAGTCGTCGAGCGTCTGATAGGCGAGGTCTGCCGTTTCACTCAGCGTGATCTGCGCCCCGGTTACCGTCTGATAGCCGGCGTCGACATAGGCATCTTCGACATATGAGTTTACCCCGGCTTGTGGCGCGATCGGATCGCCGGTGCCGATCGCGCAGCCGATGGTGAACTCCCCGAGCATGATGCCGCCGGTGGCGCAACTGAGCTTGTAGCTCTTGACCTTGCCGAGGGCGCCGCCGCCCGGCAGCCGGCGATCGCTGATCTGGACGTTGTGCCGCAGCGTAATCGCCAGAGCCTGCTGCCAGGGGACCGCGAAGGTAATGTCGACGGCCCGTGCCCTGGCGCGCATCTTTGCCCTGGCTGCGAGCAGCAGGTACTCGAACGAGACATTGCCCCTGGCCGTCTGGAAATACGAGCGATAGGCGACGTTGCCGATCGGTATGCTGCCGTCAGGATCAACGGCCTTATCGATAAAGTCGGAACTGAGGCTGATGGTTTCGTGGTCGCTCTCGGCGGAATCGGATAGCTCGCGCTGAACCCCCGCGGTTACTACCGCCGTCAAGACTTCGGTGCGTTTGCGATTTGCCCTGTACTCAAGCACCATCCGAATCTTGTAGACGTTCATCGGGAAGCGCGCGACGAAGGTGCTGGTCGGCTGGAGAAATATATTGACGTTGCTTTGCTCGGTCGTGCTTCCCGCTTGGCTCGCTGGCGGTGTCTGTGCTTCATAAGTGACGTTGTAGCTGACCTGGCCGTCCATGACGGCATCGATGATGTAGCACAGTGGGATGCCGTCACCGTCGAGCAACGTGCTGAGCGACCAGCCGCCGCCGATGCTTGTTCCCGGCTTCGGCCAATCCGATTTGAGACCGTTGCCGGAGAGTGTCTGGATGAGGCCGCCGCCGCCGGTTCCCCAATAAGTCACCGGGAAGACCCATTTGTAATATGATCCCTGATCCTTAAACGCATTGAGGATCGGCTGGGTAATGTCGATCCTGCCTTCGGCCTGCTGCGCCCAGGTGACCGTGCCGGTCACCATCGTCGAGACCAGAGGCGGCTGACCATAGGACAGGCTGAAATTGTTATATAAGGAGATATCCTCGCCGATATCGATGATGCCGTCCTCGCCGTCGAGGATATCGCTGATCGACACCCCGAGGCTCACGCGGTCGATGTGCCACAACGCGGAATAAGTCTCTAGCACCGTGTCGGGATTGGGCGGCCGTGCGATCCAGACCGGATCGTAATAGGGTGGCACTTGCAGCGATGTTGCCCACGACTGTTTCTGGGCGTTGAAGTCGTCCGGGCGGGCAAGGAACTGGAGCTCGACGATCTCGCCGGCTTGCAACTTCGGCACCCCGATCAGGCGCCCGTTAAAGAGCGGCACGAGATCCGGCGTATTCCCGGCGGGGTTCCACGCCTGGTCATAGCTCAACCAGCACCAGAGATATCTGCCGAGCGCCAGAAGGCCTACGGCGGGATTTTTGAGCTGCGCGGTAAGCGTCGCAAAACTGCCCTCGTCCTGGCTGATGTCAAAGCTGATGATCTCTTCGTCAAAGCGGTTATGGACAGCGGGATCAAATGGCGCGGTCGGCGTGCGTGGCCCAGTGATCGTCAGAATTGCATTGATCTCCGACGCCGTCGCAGCCAGGTCGAGTTCGATCGAGCTGCCGCTGCTCGGCGCCACGAAGGTTGCGCCCACCGGGATGCCGTTGCCGGTGATGTTGTAGACGAGACCCGGCGAGAGGCTCATCAGCGCGCCGGATGGGATAGCGGTTACGCTGAACGGGTCTTCGACGGGGAACCCGCTAATCACCATCGGGAATTCGCCCGAGGTCGTGGCTCTGACGGGTTGAGAGGCGATGCTGTACGTCGTGAACGTCTCGAGCAGGTGTGGTGGCAAGTCGCCGATGCGCGTGCTTGTGTGCGGGGTCGCGGCGATGATGTACATCGTGCCGTGCCCGCTGCCGTCATAGTTGAGATAGGCGCTGCCGATCAGCGTTATCCCGCCGCCGGTGGTGTGTGAGGTGCCATCGGTGGTGCCGATGGGAATGTCGGTCTCGCCGACACCGATCCCTTGAATGCCGTAGATCCCGGCCGGCAAATCGCCGGCGGCCAACGCCACCGTGCTGCTGCCGTGGCTCACCGTGCCGAGCACGGTCCCGATCGGCACGGCTTTCGTCGTCGAGAAATCCCCCGACCTCTCTCCCGATGTCGGCGCGGAGGTCAGATTTAGCGAATTCGGCAGGCCGCTCAGCGTGGTGGCGTTGTCGTAAATAAAATAGGCGTCGAGGCCCGGCCCGGTGACGTGATAGCCGGCGTCTTGCTGGAGGTTGTCGGTGCTGGCGACATTAATGACCTGAGCGATGCCGGGGTTGGTGTCGCCGACAATCGTCGCCAACTCGAACAAGACGCCGTGCGTCGTGCCGTTGGTGACGAGGGTGAGCTGCTCCACGATCGCGCCGCCAGTCCAGGCGAAGTAGATCGGGCCGGGCACCTAGATCTCTTCCAGCGAGAGCGACCACGGGACGTTGGCTTCCCATTCCTCGCGCTCGATCTGTGAGTCGACAACCATCATGGTGAACTGCGGACGGTAGTAGGTGAAAGCGTCCTCGGTGCGGACGCTGCCGGAAACCGCCGGTCTGCCAGCAGAGCCGCCAACCGTAAGGTACGCCATCTCGACCAGCGAATTGACGACGACGACCATGCCGACCCACAAGCCGTCGAGCGCGGGTGGCGCCTGGTCGTTGCCGGTGATGGTCAACTGGTATTTGCGCATCTGCGGCGCACTGAGATCGACGAGGCCGCCGTTGACGGTGCGCGCCAGCTTGTCGGCGCCCTTGGCCTGGTCGATCGGCGCCAGCGTGCCACGCAGACCACGCGCGGAATAGGGATTGACGCCGGGCGGCGCCGCAGAGAGATCGAAGCGGATATCGAGCTGCGTGTATGGGATCGTCATTGACCGCCCGGACGCGCCGCGAACCACGACGGCTTGACGCCGGCCGAGCGGATCTGCTGCGAGTGCGCAGCGCTGACCAACGCATCGACCACGCTGCCGTGCCCTGAGAGCGCGAAGGAGCCGCCGCCGAGGTGCAGATGCACCGCACGGCCGCCCCCAGCGGCGGACGGCACCAGGCCGCCGGCGGCGAAGCGCAACGGCGGCCGCTCGACGAGGCCGCCGGCGGCATAGCCGTTGAGCCCGGAGAGGAAACCAAGGCCGAGCCGGCGAACCGCGGCCGCTCGTACAACGAATTCGCCGGCAGAGAGCCTAGCGGCAATGCTGTCGCTTGTCCCGCTGCCAGGTCCGCGCACATAGCCGCCCGAAGCCATCCCGAACGGCACCTCGGTGAGCGCGCTATCGCCGCCGGTAATGCCGCCGCCGCCACCACCGGCAGGCGGCGCTGCCATCGTCCCCATCTGGGCATTCCACCGATTGGCGATCCCGGCGCCGAGGTTATCGAACCATGCGCCGAGATCACCCCATGCCTGTTTGAGATTGCCAACGACCCGGTCCGAGCCTTCGGTAATGCTCTCGCCGGTCTGCTGCCACGCGTCGGCGATTTCTTGTGGGGTTTTCTTCAACTCTTGCAGAGCGTCGGCAGACTTCTGCGCCGCCGCGGTGACGGCCGGTAGCGCGCCCATCACGCCGCGGGTCTGGCCTCCCTCCGCTCGCGATGTCAGCGCCTCATGCGCCTCGGTGTAGTCGTCGACCAGCTTCTTGTCTTCCGGGCTAATCAGTTGCCCCGTCGCCTTTTGCAGATCCCGTATCCGCGCGAGGGTGCCAGGCTTGGCGATCTCGTCGAGCGCGGCGGCGATTTCGCGATAGTTCTTGCCGACCAGTTGCGTGCCGATCTCGGTTGCCACATCGATACGCCCGGCATCTTTCCATGCCTTGAGTCCCTTGGCGACATCGACGAGCAGCTTGTCCTGGTCTTGCAGCGAATTGTTGTACCGCGCGACCTTGATGTTGAGCGCGTCGTATGCAGAAGTCGCGTCTTTGATTTCGGGCGGCGCCACAACCGATGCGCCACGCTGGACTGTGACCATATGCGGTCCAGGGCGCATCGTCTGCTCGCCGCCCCTGAAGACCTGCATGCCGGATTGCTGGTCAGGCCCGCCGCCGCGCAGAATCTGCATCCCGCTGCCGAGCGTCTGTCCTGCACGTTCCGCCGCGAGGCGGGCGGCGTCATAGGATCTACTAAGGGCAAACAGGATCTTGCCGGCATCCTCCGCGACGCCCCCGGTTGACTTTAGAATGTGCTCGAAAGCCTGGATCGTCGAAGTGTCAAAGCCGGTCGCCGCGGCTATCTTGTTGAGCTGGGTCACCTTGTTCGTGACATCCGTCACCGCCTCGCCGATTTTCCTGATGGCTTCGAAAATCACCGCACCGGCGATCCCGAACCGCACGGCTTTCCAGCTTTCGACAATCGTCGCGATTCCACTGGCCAGGCTCTTGAAATCCCCAGTGAGCTTGGTGGCGCCTTCGCTCGACTCCTGGCGCAGATCGCGTTGCTGCTGCTTTAGCTTGGCGATTTGGGCGGCCGCCGCTGCCGCTCCTGCCGATAGCTGGTCAACAAGAGGCGTGCGGCCCGCCGACATTTCTTGCTTCGCCGCAGCGTTAAGCTGCCGCAGCCAGTCGCGGTAAATCGCAGTAGCGCGCGCCAGTTCACCGGGCAGCTTGGAGCTGTCAACGCCAATGCCAATGGTGAGATTATTGGCGCCGCTCGACTGAACCAATTATTTCTCCCATTCCTTCAGTTGCGCGCGGATCGCCTTTTCGTCGGCACGAGCGGCAAGGGTGTTCAGGTGCAATTCTTCGCTGAGTTCGCGTTGCCGGCGGCGCTGCGCGATAAACAGGAATGCCTGCAATTCCCGCGGGGTCATCTCCATTACTCCGCGGCGATCATGACCGGCGGCGATAAGCTGCTCTGCTCCCTCGGCGCACTCATAGCCTGATCCCCGCCAGATTGGCCGAGCGCCGGGCCGAGTGCGACGAACCCGGCCAGGCGTTCCAATAAAGGGTTCAGACCTCGCGGGAAGGTAAGGTCGCGGACCGCCGTCAGGCAGTCGAGCACCTCGTCTGGCGTGAGCAGGCTGCCATCGGCAATGGCTCCCGCGGCCTCGGGTTGATCCGCCGCCTCGGCAATGATGGTGCCGACCGCGTCGGGCGCCTGGGTGATCAGCTCAGCGATGTCGACCTCGGGCGCGTTCTGGGTAAAGACGTTTCGCAGGCTGGGGAATTGCAGAAACAAATAGGCTATCTGCCGCAGGCCAAGACCGCGCAGCTCCAGATCGCCGGCGGCGATGGTGACGCTGCGCTTTTGCGGGACGATGTCGACCAGCGAAACCATCAGGGGCCGACCGTCGCCATAAACGCCAACTGGAGATTTTTAAAGCTGAACTCGTCCATATGCATGTTCAGCGTCGCCTGTTTCTCGTGGATTACTTCCAAATCTTTGGACCGGATGCCGAGCCTGGAGCTGTAGTGGCTCAGCACAGTGATGTTGGGCGTGAACTCGAACACCGGCACATTGCCGACATCGCGGTAGGCGCTGTCAGGCGGCGTGATCCCCTGTAAAATCTGCACTGAGACGATGCCCTTGCCGATGTAATAGAGCGTTGTCAGCGGCGAGGTTAGCGTCGTATCGGGATGTGTGATCGTGCCAAAGAAGCCGGTGACGGGATCGACCAGCACTTCGCCGGTGACCTGGAGCTGCCCCCATTCGTCCTGGATCATGCCGTAGGCGATATTCGCCGGCCTGAACATCACGTTGGTGAGTTCCATCGTGATTTGCGGCCCTATGGCGTTGGCACCGACAAATTTTACTTTGCCGATGAGTTGGTTGGCAGCGAGCACATTGAGCGTGCCCGGCGTTGCGGCGAGCGGTGTGGCTGTATCTCTTCCTTGCATCGGTTGTTCCTCCTAGAGCAGGTAGGTTTCGGAGCTTTGGCCGACAACCAGTTTCAGCGGGATCACGGCGCCGGCAATCTGCCCGTTGTGGCCTGGGTCTTTCTGAACTTCGCCCTCTATCCGGCAATACATCACGCCGTTGACGCCGAGGTTTTGCCGGAAGCCGGTCGGGGTCGGGTAGAGCGCCGTCTCGATGCCATCGATTAGGGTATTGAGCGTTGCAGCCGGGATGGCGTTCTGATCAGCACCGACCCGCGTATATACCCAGGCTTCGCAGTGCAGTTCGATCAGCGCCGGCTCGTTCGAGCCGCGCGGCGGGTGCATCTCGCTGATCTCGACAAGGTAAAGCGCAGGCATGTCCTGTTCTGCGGTGGGATCCGCCAGGCGCCGTGTCACGGTCTGAAACCCTTGTGTTAAGGCAGACGCGGTGCGGTCGGCGATGGCCGGCAGGGATATCGTCACCGCTGGGGTGATCGTCACGATCGTGGCATCCGCCGGCAGTCCGTCGCCGATCACCGGCATGCCGACCATGAGGCCGGTCGTATCGCTGACATTGACGAGCCCGATATCGCCGGTCGTGGTGTCGGCGGTGAAGTTGTAGACAAGCGGCGGCGAGGTCAGCTTGCTGAACAGCGCGCCCATGATAATTTCGCGGTTCATCGCTGCACTTCCGCCAGCGATTTGTCGACCGCCTGCTGAAGCTCAGCGAGTATCTTGGCGCGCATCTCCTCCGCGGGGCCACGCAGGAAGCGTCGTTCAGCAATGTTGGCCTGCCGCCGGTATCCCCTGACGCCGACGCCGCCGCGCCGTTCGTAAGCCTTCACCGGAAAGCCCCGGTGCGCGCCATATTCAAGCGCAGCGGCGGCGACGTTGTGGCCGCGACCGCTCGGCCCGAGGATTCGCACCCGACCGAGGATGGCGTTCTCGCGCTCGTCGACAAAACTCCGCGTCTCCGCATTCAGCCGGCCAGTCCGATGCGGCTCGGTGGCGCGGACCTTGGCGAGCAATTCGTTGACTAGACTGGTGATTGTGACACGCAGGTTGGTCTTCAGCGCCATCGGCAACCGATCGAACATCAGCTTGATGTGCCTGTCGTCGACCTCGGTGGTGAAGACCGGCGCCATCATCCGATGAGTCCTCGCCGATAACCGTCGAGCACGCCCGCGATGTCCTGCGGGATGGTGGCGCCGCCGGGCATGCCACCAACCCAGAACTCCTGGCGGCCAAGTCCCGGGGATTCCTGAGCCCGCAGCATAGGGTCGCGGCCGCGGCCGGCATTATCCATCGTGCAGAGATCAAGTACCGCCTGCTGCACGTCGTAGGGGATCTCGGCAAAGCCGGCGGTGTAGGTCACCACCAGCGAGGTCGAGCTTTGCCAGAGGTACGGGGTGGTGATCCTGTAAACAAGGCCGGCATCCTGGTCGAGCGCCAGATCGTTGGCAGGATCGAGCGCGGCACCGTCGATGGTGATGGCGATCGTCGCCGGGTCGACCGGCGCCTGGGCGAGAATGAGCGGCTCACCGTCCCGCCCGGTGACGCCGCCGCGGTAGGTCTCGGCGTAGGTCTGTACGGCAAAGATCCGATTGCAGTATTGCTCGGCCTGCGTGCTGGTGCGCGCGATGACCTTGGTCATCCAGCCGTCGTTGGCGGTGTCGTTGGGCTTGATGCGCAGCTGCTCGCGCAGATCGTCGAGGGTGATAAGGCTGCGCACCAACGCCGGGACGGTGACGGTAGTGAAGAGCGCTCTCATCGCCGGCCGCTGGACTCGCCATGGAAAAGTTCGAAGAGGGACCGTAGGTCGAGCACCGGGCCGGTCGATCCGTCGCTCCAGATCGGTGCGGCGCGGTATTCCTGAATAGCCCAATCGACGTGCCTCGGCGCGGCTGGCCCCGCGGGTCCGCGCTCACCCCGCTCTCCTGCCTTGCCACGGCCACCGACCTGGCCCGACAACGCCCAGCCATCGCCGGGCAGCGCCCCCGGATCGTCGCACCGGGCCCGCCATTCCGAGCCGTGGAAGGTGACGAGATCAAACTTGCGGTACGCGCGTTCACGGTCAAAAAGCCCGCAAACTTCGCCGACCGGCGCGTCGGCGCCCCTCTCCCCAGGCGGCCCGACCTCACCGGGCGCGCCAGGAGGCCCAGGGATGCCCTGTTCCCCCGGCGGCCCCGTGATAGCCTCCCCCGGCTCTCCCCGCGCTCCAGCCTCGCCTGGCGGCCCCGGCGGGCCATTCTGCAAAGCGGCAAGTTTCTGCTGCAGCGTCTCGAACAGGTGCAGCTTGATTTGGGCGACCTCGGCTTGCAGCTCGGCGACGATGCGGCGGTGCTCGGCGCTGGCGAGTTCGCGCTCGCGTTGCCACTCGCGGCGCTCGGTGGCGAGCACCTGGCCGAGCGCATCGGCCCAGCCGTCAGTGAAGAGTTCGGCTGTGGTCATTGGCGGCGCGCAGGATGCTGGCGGCGAACTGGTTGGCATTCGGCACATCCCCGGAGTCTGCGGAAGGCGAATCCTCGGGCGGTGCGGCCGGTGCAGAGGCGGGCGCCGAGGTCGCGGGCGGCGTCGCCGACCAGGCGCTGAGCGGCACGACCTGCTGCTGCACCCTGGGCTCGTCGCCGTCTTCCGCCTCGGGCAGGTCTTCCAGGCGGCGCGCCTCGTTGGGTGAGAAGATGCCGCCTTGGACACCTTGCGCCAGCGCCGCGATGCGGTCTTTCAGGTTGCTGCGCTCCAGCGCCGCGGTGTCGAGTTCGAGGTATTCGTCCGGCCAACCGCCGAGGCCGAAGAAATTGCCGACCGCTTCCTCGATATGGTTGAGGCAGAAGCCGAGCCCCGAGGCGATCCAGAAGCGCATGAGGTTTTCGGTCGAGGCGGCCTTGGGCGGCGCACCGGCGGTGAACAAGCTGAGCAGCTCCAGCGGTATGCGATAGACCGAGGCGATACGGCCGTCGGTGATCTGGAGCATTTCGGCGAGTTGCGCGTCGCGGCTGGTGGTTGCGGTCTGCTCCCATTTGAGGCCGCCGGTGAGGATCGGCGTGCGGCCGGCGCCGGCGCCGCTGGTGACCTCTTCCCAGCGCGCCCGCGTCGCGGCGACCTGCGCTTCGTCAAAGAGGTCAGGGGTCGTCAGCACCCCGCTCGGGCGCGCCTGGTTGGCCGTGAAGGCCAATGCCTGCTGCACCATCGCATTCGAGGCGGCGATGTCGGTCATTGCGTTGACCAGCGGCGGCTCGCCGATCAGCGGCCGGTAGCGCATGTTGCGGGTATCGAGCCGGATGTGCAGCACGTCGCGCGCCGGAACCGCGGTCAGCGCATCGTGCGGGATGCTGGCCTCGACCATCGGGTTGCCGGCGACGTTGTAATAGACGCTGCCATCGACCGCGACGTGCGGTGCCGAGATCCGCGAATCCATCAGGTGCAGCTCGCTGACCTCGTAGCGGTTGTTGCGCAGCGCCAACGCATAAGCGTTGCCGGTGTCGTAAAGCGCGCCGGTGAGGTTGAGCAGGAAGTCGCTGATCGACTGATAGCTGTTCGGCCGCTTGAGGATGCGCGAGAGCGCCGAATTCGCCACCCGCTCGCGGCCGCCATCGCCGGTCGAGCGCCAGTGCGTGCCGGGACACATTGCCGTCGTTTGGGAATAGGCCGCGACACAGGCATAGACGATCGCGCCGCCGCCGGCCGGCAGCGGGTTATAGCCGAGTTGCCAGTAATTCAGCGGCCAGTCGGTGGGGATGATGCCGCCGCCGAGCGGCAGCAGGTAGCCGTTGCCGATCTGCTGCTTGGCGCGCGGGCGGAGGATGCGGCCGGCGGCCGACAGCACCCGCGCCAGCGCCGTCGATTCAGCCACGGCGGCTGCGGCCGCGGGTGGCGCCATTGCCATTCACCGCGACCGCATTCGATGGCGGCGCCGCGGTCGAGCCATTGGCGTTCGTCGCGGTGACGACGCAACTGATGCTGGTGCCGCTGTCGCTCGCGACCACGGTATAGCTGTCGCCGGTGCCAAGCTCGCTCTCGCCGTCGCTCAGCCATTGGTAGGCGTAAGCGGTCGGCTCGCCGGTCCAGTTTCCCATCGTGCAGGTGAGCGTTTCACCGGGCGCAGCACTCTGCGGCTGCACGCTGGGAACGTCGATGTTGATCGGCGGCAGCGACTCCGGCGGCGGGCCGCAGGCGACCAGCATGGCGAAATCATTTTGTGCCTGGGTCATCACCGGGGTGAGGTCGTCGCCGTCGCGTGCGACGATCCTCGGCTCCCCCAGCGGCGCCGTCAGGACGGCGGCCAGCACCATCTCGTTGAGTTCCGCCTGGCTCGGATACGGGCTCAGATCCTCTTCCGGCATCATCGTCTCCTTTGGTGACGATCCGGCGCAGCAACCACTGCGCCGGAATGCGCCAGGTGTACCGTCGTCCTACCAAGTGACCGCCGCGATCCAGGCGATCACGCCGCTGCGGCGCATGGCCCAGTTCATCGGCAGGATCATGCGCAGCGCCAGGCTGTCGGTCTGGTACATGGACCGCGTCGGCGTTGCGACGACACCCGAGCCTTGTGCGCCGGTCGTCAGTTGCAGCGGTGTGGTGTCCTCGAAGTGCAGCGTCGCCTGGTCGCTGACCTCAAAGCGCGGGTCGTCTCCGCTCACCGACATGAAGTCGGCGGCGTCCAGCAGCATGACCGTCCCCGAGGTCTGCGTGGACGAAACGATCACCGGGTAGCCTTGCAGCATCTTGCCGTCGATTTCCTGCTTGAACGGGAAAACGCCGTTGGCGGTCGCCGTCAGCCCGATCGAGTTGGTCTGCGACGGGTGCATGATCCACACCGGCGAACGCAACGAATTGGCGGAGGCCAGAACGTTGATCATCTGCTTGATGTCGCCGACCAGCGCGGTGAATCCGCCGCCGGCCGTCGGTGTCAGGCCGGCAACGCCACTGCGCAATCCGGCTGGTCGCACGCCGCTCACCGCCGTCGCGTCCAAGAGGATCGTGTCGATGGCGATATGCGTGTCTTCCATGATCAGCGAGCGCAGGATGGCTTCAATCTGCGGGTTGGAATGCTCGGCGATTTCCCGCGTGTACGACGTGATCACCGCCATCTTTTTCAGGCCGATGGTGATCGGCGTGAAGGCCGCCTGCCGCACCGGGATGGGCGCGCCCTCGGCGATGAACGAGCCCGCCACCGTGGGTGTGGTGACACGGGTCGGCATCGACAGCACCGCAAAGCGCCCGAGGGTTGCTCTGAACCCGTAGGACGACAGCGGCCCATAGACCGAGCCGGGATAGAGCAGATCGAGGAACTCGCCATATGTCGTGGTGGCGAGGGTGTCGGCCCAGCCCGCGCCGCCGATCGTTGCCGGCGCGCTGGCGGCGCGGATAAACCAGTCGCTGACCCCGCGGGTAACGTCGAAATCGCCGTAACTTCCATAGCGTTCCTGCATCACCACATCGATCGGCTTCTTGGTGATGTGCGACAGCGCCACGCAGGCCATGTGGCGCAGGTACAGATATCCCGGCTCCTCCTTCTTTTTCGGCTGCGCCCAGGTTTTGGGTGCGCTTGCCGGCAGCGGCTGGTTCGGTGCGTAGACCGTGGTGCGGGCCGCCGGGACGTTGATGGCTTCGCTTGCCGTGGCACCGAGCGCCTTCTCGGCCCGTTCCCAGGTGGCGATAAGGTTCTGCGCTTCCTCGATACGCAGGGTGAGATCGTCCATCTTCGACGATTCGTCGGGGTCGATGCTGGTCAACTGGTCGCGCATGGCGACGAGTTCGGTCTGTTTGGCTTGGATGCGTTCGCTGAGCTGGTTCATCGGTTTGTGCTTTCGGATGAGGGTGTCTGATCCGGCTGGCACGCCGATGGGCCGCGGGGAGCCTTGCTGATCCGGTTCGGCTGGCACGCCGAAGATCAGGCTTTGCGTCTCGCGGGATAGTCCGATGGACTTGGCAATCGCCAAGGCATTCGCGTTAGCGGGCACGCTGACGAGCGAGCACTCGACGAGTTCCTGTTCGAGGAAGTGCAGGCCACCGTTCTTGGAGCCTTCAAGCGGCTCGTATTTGCTGGGATGAAACCCGACCGAGACCGCGCGGAGCACCCCGGCATCGACCGCGGCCTTGATCTCGCGCTGCCGGTCGGAGACCGGGTCCATGAGGTCGAGCCGTCCGGTGAGTGCGCCGCGGCGAACGCCGACATCGGACCACTTGCCGATCGGGAAGCTCGAATCGTGGCCGAACAGCGCCACCGGGTTCTTGCGGAAATTGTCGAGCAGCCAGCCGTCCGGGTCGATCACGTCGCCCATGCGGTCGACGCTGCCGTCGGACATGACGAACTCTTGCGGGTCGCCGGCGGGCGGCGGCGCCGCTTTCTCCTTCTTGCGGATCATCGGTCCGACTGAAGCAATTCGGCCACGACCAGCGCGGCTGGCCAACTGGCCGCGTCATCCGGCTCGTCCGCTTTCATCGGCTGGCCGCAGTTTGAGCAGTTCGCGGAATCGGCGGAATTTTCCGCTCCGCAATGCGGGCAGGTCTGCATCCGTAAGTCTCCTTTCAGCCGATCAGTGCGCGGACGTTGAACGGCAGCCGTGTGTTGACCGTGGCGGCACTGACTGCCATCGCCAGCGCCTGCATCCCGTCGATACGGCCCGACGACTTTGCCTTCTCCAGCTTCCGATTGCCGGCCGGGTCAGTGACCACCGTGGCATTGGCCGCGCACATCGTCATCACCGGGTGCATGCCGTGCCGCAGGCGCTGTTGCAGCGCCACCGTCTCCAGCGCATCCAGCGCCGGTGCCATGTCGCGGAACCCTTGGCCGTGCTCCTCCAGCGGCAGGTTCAGGCCGATCGCCGTGGTCGCCGCCTTCAGCTCATCGATGCGCCAGCGGTCAAAGCGGATCGAGCGGATGTTGCAGCGTTTCGAGATCTCGCCGAGGCGTTGTGCGACAAAGCCGTAATCGATGGTCACACCCGGCACCGCGGTGATGAATCCCTGCTGCGCCCAGGTGTCATACGGCGCCTTGTCGCGTTGTGCCCGGTCGCGCAGCGTGTCGGCCGGCGTCCAGAAATGCGGCCATACGTTCCACGTTCCCGGCGGACCCTCGGCGACCAGCACCAGCGCCGTCAGATCCTGCCGCCCCGACAGGTCGAGCCCGCCATACACCGGGCCGTTAGCGAAGGCCTCCATCTCGGGTTCGCCACCATTGGCCTCCCACACCGACAGCGAGAAGAGCTGCGCCAGCGCCGACACCCGCTGATTCAGGTGCAGGTTGCGGAACGCCGACTCGAAGCTCGGCATCCGCTTCGCCTTCTCAGCCAGCTTCTCGATCTCGCCGATGTTGAGGAAGTCGCCAAGCGCCGGGTTGGCCTGCCGCCAGGTGTCGGGATCGTCGAGCGCCGCATCCTCGGCCGCCGCGAACAGGATCAGCTTCTGCGAGGGATCGGTGCCGGCCTTGGCATAGTCGATTAGTTGCGACAACAGGTCAGCCGCGGTCGGCGCCTGTGTCGAGATGACGATCGACAGCGGGTGCTCGTGCGCGCCCATCGCCGTTTCAAGCGCGTCGTAAAGATCGCTCTTCGGCCCGCGCACTTGGCCCAGTTCGTCGTGAATGACGAGGGCCGGACTAAACCCGAACGTCGTCTTCGCATCCGCCGCCAGCGCCTTGTAGCGCGATCCCGTCAGCGGCGAGAACAATTCCTTCGCCGAGTCCCGCACCACCACCAGGTTCGGATCGCTCATCTCGCGCGACATCCGCACCATCTTCGCCGCCAACGAAAACACGATCGACGCCTGGTCCCGCGACTGCGCCGACGAGAACAACTGCGCGTTGCGCTCGGCCTCCGGGCCGACCAGGTGCGTCACCACCAGCATCGCAATGAGCGCCGTCTTGCCGTTCTTGCGCCCCATGCTGACGATCGCCTGGCGCGTCGGCGTGTCGTAGATCTGGTGGATGATCGCCTTCTGCCAGTCGCGCAGCCGGATCGGCTCGCCGACATGCGCGCCCTCGGGCGTCACCAGGTACTTCTCGATAAATCTGATAACCCGATCGGCGCGGTCGGGTGTCACTGCCAGTTATCCTCGCAAACCCGGCAGGAAGATGAACAAGCCGAGCAGCAGCACTGACGTAAAGGCCAAAAACACGTTCGTCGACGCAAACGGCGCCAGCGGCGGAAACGGAAGGATTGTCAGGAACCACAAAAACATCGTCACCACGAAGAGGATTTCGATGATCATGCCACCGCTCGGAGCTTCACCGCGCCGCCTCCTACCAGTTCGTCACCGGGATCATTCGTCACCTCGTCACGCTTCGCTTCCATCGGAGCGACCTCGGCCTGCACCGACAGCCGCAGCAACCGCGCCGACATCGCGTAGTTGATCCGCAACGGCCGCAGCTCCGTCAGCACAAGTTCGCGGCCTTCCTTCGACCCCACCGGAAACCTTCGCAACCGCCGCCAAACCTCCTCCAAACGTGCCTGCGTCTCACAATGATCGGCAAGCAACCCAAGCGCCCCGCCGCCAAACCAGTCGATGGGCTTCGACGCCGTGATCGAACGCCAGATGAACTTGGCACGGGTCGACAAGTCACGCGGCGGAGCTGGCGCCTTTCTGCCAGCGCGATAAAACAAAGCCGCTTTCTCTTCAGCAGTTCTGCGTGGCATGGTACAATCTCAAAAAGATCAAAGGGAAACG